GGTTGACCTTCAGAACGCCTTCCTGTAACCTGGAGTACAATCCGTAATCATTCTTAATCCGCTGAAGTACCTGGAATGAGCTTTCCTTGTCAATCTGGAAACGTCCCAGGTTAACGTCAGGACATTCAAAAACCATTGGCTTTGGAATTATGTCAGTTAAGACTTGCTTCAATGTCACATCCCGGTAACTCTTAACATGGCTGTTTTGCCTCAGTGGATAGGTTTCATCATCACAATAGATGATCAAAGGGATATCACTTTCAATCTCCCTGATGAAGCCGGTGAACTCCCGTTTCACGTCAACAAAGTCTTCGCGGTAATAACCGGCATCGATCGTGACAGGATTGCCAACCTGAAATTGTTCCAAAATCGCTTTCTGATCAAGCTTGCTGTAAGTTTTCGGCACGGTAATCTTTGCCGTATTACTCATTTCAAGAACGCTCTCGCTGATCTCAAACTTTGAAATATTTTTCAGCAACACTTTGCCCAAAGTGGCCTTTGCCGTCATATTCAGATATAGCATCATGGTGCAAATAATTAGCAGTATTCTCATTTTGTTATTATTAATTAGTCAATTGAACTTCTTGCGATCTGATTGCCCTGGTTGTCATCGTATAGGCAATTGTATCTTCGAAACCTTCCACAAAGTCAATGCTGATGTCGCGGATATAGATCGTTTCAACTCCGACCTTCCTTAGTATCTCGCTATCGACTGTCCACTCCCGGTTCGCCTCAAAGATTTTGTTTAAGGCCTCCATTTTGTCAATCGGGAATTCGTGATTTTCCATATCGATGAGCAATCCTCTCCAGGTGATTTCCCATGGCTCGGTTCCGTAACGTTCGATCACCTCAATATCGCTGTTGTCAATCGGGGTGCTGATCAGTTTCTTTGCCCGTTTCATGCTCAGCATCGGTGGAGTTGCAAATATGTTGCTGTAATCATCCGAGAACGATCGGTAGGCGAAAAAGTAGCTTTCAGAATTGTTGTACCGGAGTGTGATTTCGTCAAATGTTGCCTCCTTACCCGAAAGAAATACATCGACATTGATGTTACTCTCCTTGACAACATCACCAAACATCTTGTCATAAAGCACGCGACTGGCCGCTGCCGTCACAAATCCAAATGCTGCCTGAACCCTGCCTGAAAAGTCGAAAATCATGTCGAATTTATAATGTGATACCTTTTAAGAAACCTTCATCAGCCAACCATCGCAGCTCTTTAATGCGCCTGGCATATTCGTCATCGGAGAGTGTGTCCGGATCTTCTTTAAAAAAGAACCTGATCATCGCATCGTACATCTCCAACAGATCATCCACATCGCAGTTATCCGCATCCTTTAAGGACTTAATCGGCGGTAACTGCTCTATAAGTTTTTTACGATCGCTTTTCTGACAGGGATCAATTCGGCAATCCCGGAGAGTGCGCCATAAAACAGGCCATCATCTGCCAGTACCTCTTCTTTGTGCGAAAGCAAACACGCCTTTACAATGATATCATCGGCTTTACGAGGGTCAGTTTCTGCCCAGCGGCGGTACTGGCCAACAACAGTGCGCGAAGGCACACATGCCAGGACTGTTTTGTAAGCTGAGTTCTCTTCATCAATTGGGAGGTCAATCAGCTTTACTTTATCTTCACCATGCTTCACTTTTGCTTCAGCAACCATGGCTTCAGTAATTCCTTCAGGTAATTTTTTCATCTTTAAAATGGGTTTATTATTGATTTAAAATAACCCGTCAGGCGGTTTCAAACCCCTGACGGGTTTTAATTGAATTGTTGTTTATTAAATTCCTGTATGCAATTTCACATCCAGGACAAAAAGTTCAAGTTCCTTTTCCAATTCACCATCAGCGGTGATATTGCGGCCATTGCCTGTAAACTTTGCAAAGACCACATCGTTAATCATCACATTCTCGGTGTTGAAGAATGAGACGTTGATCGGGAACGGCCTGATCATCGCGATGTCTCCTTTCGGAGCTGCAAGTTCGATCAGCGTAATTACATCCATCGGAAGTGTAATCTTTCCGTCCATCTCTTTGGCACCCATACGCCAGCCACGAGGGTTGCGTTTGATTCCACGCTGGTATTCATGTGCATACTTGACATTGTACTCCAACGCGCTCGGATTGACATCGTAAATACCGGCTATGGTAACAACGACATCACCTGCTGAGTAAACCTCTCCCATACGTCTGATAATCATAGCTTACTTATTTTTGAGGTTAATAGTCCCGACAATTTCATTGATACAGCCCGTTGGTACGACTGCAAACTGGATGACCAGTATCTTTTCAATCAGCAGATCGCTTTGGGGATCGGTGGTTGCTTTGCCATCCGAAATCAGTTCACGACCGGCCATCTTGTCAAATATGCCATCACCAACAGCATCGTAGTAACCGACCATTGAGGACGGAAGTAAACCGCCTTCAAGAACGACAGGCTTTTTTACTTCAGGCAGATAAGCCATGCGCAAAGCACGTTTCACCATGTCGATCGTGTGCGAGTAGTAGATCATGTTCTGGTTCATGCTCCCGGTATTATCCAGGACAATCGGAGCGCAGACATGACCGTCATTCCACCAGTACCCGGACAAACCCTGATACTTGATCGGGAAGATATAACCCTTATCGTTCATCGTTTCCAGATCAGCATAAACCTCGCTGTACTTTTTGTGATTCGAAAGGCCACCGGTGATCCAGACGCCAAGTGTGGCGTTGGTGAGATTCTGGGTTTCCACTTCACCAGGATTACGGTTCCAGGCCTGAGACGCGATAACGCCCAGGAATGTCCCAACATCGGCAAACTTCTTACCCAGTGCCCAAAGCGTTTCTGCATAATCCCAATCCTGACCAATCACCAGGGTCACCTTTTCAGCTTCCAGATTCTCAATGTCACGCAGATCAGCCACAGCAGAAAGCGTGTCACCAATTCCCCGGCCTTCAAGGATGGTGTGAAGCGGCATATCCTGCCCATCAGCCCATTCAGCAAATGCCTGGAGCGATGTAATTGCAGCGTACACATCTGCATTGATGCCGTTAAGCGGCGTCTCGACGTATCCGATAGCAGGGTTGAAACAGAAAGCCATATCTGAAATGTTACCATCAGCAGCAATGGCCAGCAATTTGGCTGGTTCTGTCATGTCATCGATGATTACCGTTTGAGCGACAAGCATCAGGTGTAATTTCTTACCCTCACCGGCACGACGGTAGAACTCGCTGATGTGCCTGAAGATATTGACGCTGTTTGCGATGTCGTAAGCAGCATCAATTCCGATCGCAACAGCATCGGACGGACGGCGTAGAACGTAAGGCAAGGCTAATTGTGCCTTACCTACAACTGCGACACCGTTACCGATGAGGCCGAATTCACGACCATCACCGGCAACATTTGCCCCAATCTTACCCTCTGTAATAGTTATTCCTCGCAACCTCATTATTGAGCGGTTTTAGTAAGCGTTTCGTCATCCTGAACTTGTTTCAGGATCTCCCCATCTTTCAGCGCATCTTCCTTAATGTCCTTAGAGTCCTTAACCTCCTTAGTTACTTCAGCCAATCCAGCGAGCTTTTTCATAGCAGCCTTTACAACAGAAGGCCTGTTTTTGCCTTCAGTCTCAGCCTTCAGAATAGCTTCCACAACCGATACTTCAGTTGCAGTTTCAATGTGTACAATCACATCAGCAGCTTTGTCCAGGTCTGTGGTTGTTTTTTCTTCAGCCACAGTGCCGGTCAGTGATACTTCAGCAAACTTGTCTTTATCGTACCCAACCGACATGGCAGCGTAGCTTTTATTGCTGAAGAACTCACCTTTTACGTTTACAAACAGCTCTTTGAAACCATGCTTTTCAGCCAATTTCAAGCCTTCTTTTTGTTTATCTTCTGATATTTTCATCTGAGTTATGTATTAAACCCTTCGGGTGGTTATCACCCCCGAAGTGGTTTGATTAATAAATTAAGCCGGTTTGCCCGACACGATAGCCCCGATTTCCTGTTGGATAGAAGGCATACAGATGAAGAAATTACGCATGGCAATCAAGTACCGTTGATTTTGTGCATCAGGCAAATCTTTGTATACTTTGATCATTCCGGCTGCTTTTCTGGCAAGGCCAACATTGAATACAACCGATGCCTGACGGTAATCAGTAGTAACCACAGCACCAAAAGCCAATTTAGCCTTGGTAGTTACGTTGAAGTAAGGGTTCGCTGCATACTCTCTCATCTGGAATCCAAGCTGATTGGAAATAATGCCGCCTTGAAAATTGGCATACGATTTCTGGAAAGTAGTATCAGCCAATAAAAGGTCATTTACATGATCCTGGCACAACACAAGGCGTAAATCTTCAATAGAAAAACCCGCGGCGGTCCAGGCTGATCTAAGTGCTATAATATCATCCCATTTCAGGCGCAAGCGTAAGCCATCGGCTGTGGCAGCTCCTGTGGTCAGCAATACCGGTGTTTTGATAGTATGCCCTGCCGGTGCAAGTGCATGGATTGATTTTTTCAACCTGGTTTTAATGATCGCTCCAGTGTGCGACTTGGTTACTTCACCAATCTTATCGTATGCCAGTGCGAACATTTCATCCTCAGTTACAGGTGTAACTTTCGTTTGATACTTGTCAAGCGTTAGCGCAACTGCCGTTCCCTGTAAGTCTTGGAGTGGTATTGGATAAGTCGTATTGTTGATTAAAACATCAGGTTCAACCCCAAAAAAGACACTGTTGATGGTCTGCATTTCCTCACTACCGGTCACGTACTGGCTCTTATCAGGTATCCCGTCCAGAAATGTATCCTTCATGGCCGCATCAATAGATTTTATGGCCGTTTTGTCCCAGACTTGCTGGTAAAAGGTCTCCATTGCTATGCCTCCCATCTGTGGCATCGGGATAAACGATACTGCAAATAATACACCTGAAGCAGGTAATGCCAATTGTGGCACTTCAGCCGCGAAGGCCATCCCGCTACCCATGGCAATCGCGATGATCGCCGAAAACAACACACTCAAAATAAACTTCGTTCTCATTTTTATAAATATTTAATTCATTAATCTTACACTGTAGGCTCACACCCAAACTCAGCCTTATACAATGCCTTGAAAGTATCAGGATCATCTACAGCCATTGCTTCCAATGTTTTTGAATCATTCTTCTGATACCATTCCCATTTCTTTGTACTATCAACCGGAGTGCCCTTTCCACCATGCTGTAACTGCAATGCAATCGGTGTTTTTACACCCATACCTGCCAATACAGTGTTCAATACTTCCAGTCCGCTTGCATTGCCAATACCTTCGTAAGTTGGTCTCGCGGCGGCAGTAATCTTACCGGCTGTCACAGCTACATCCAGTGCAGCTGCAATGCTTGCAGCTTTCTCAGCCGTCGCTTTTGTCTCAAGTGCGGTCAGGCGATCTGTGTTATCTTTAAACTTTGCCTGCAAAGCTGCAAGCACGGCAGTATCGGAGCTCTCTGCCGTAACGCCTGTCAATTGAAAGGCTTTAATCAAATCTTCCTTCATTTGTAGTTGTGATTTATTGTTAATAATATTCCGTTTACTGTTTTCCGGATCAAGGGTAGCGGCAAAGTGTCCGTAAACCCCCTCTTCGGTCATATTTTCAATGCGTAGTTTATCCAGGGCTGCAATGCTTGCTGTAGCTTTAATCTTCGATCCTGCCAGGTGATATTGTATCATCTCATCAGCATTGAGCCAGTGATCATTGCCCTCAAAGAATTTTGCTTTGATTTCTTCAGAAGAAATGCCGGTACGCTCTGTCAGTGTGCGGATAAAGTTTCCCTCCATGTCGCTGAGTAATTTAGCTGACGAAATATGCGCATCGGCATTACCACCGGCAGTTGATGATGGACGATGTATCATTCCAAATCCGTTCTCTGAAATTTGTATGTTTTCGACCTTGACATGTGGCAAAATCATACAGGCCATTGATGCGGCAATACCATCGATGATGATATTGATTTTCATATTCGAAGCGGCAAAGGCACCGCCAATTACATTACCTTCAAATACACTACCACCATAACAATGCATCCTGAAGGTGACTTCTTTTGCCC